CAAATGAGGCACTAAAAAATGAGTTATGAACTGAAAGACTACTTAAATGCAATAAACCATGAGAAAACACCTCTCATGGACACCGAAGATGAAGTGTGGGAAAAGAAGTATTCTCCATTTATCATCAACAAGTGTTTGGCTCCATTTCCAGACACTATTCATCTTGTTAATGAAATGAACTTGCACAACCACCTAGATAGTAAGTTACAGTTTGATTTTTTCCTAAATACTGTAAGAACAAGGAAAAGATATACTCCTTGGATGAAGGCGAGTAAAACGAAGAATCTAGAGTATGTAAAAGAGTATTATGGGTATAACAATGAAAAAGCAAAGTCAGCTCTTAAACTACTTAATGATGAACAGATAAAGGCTATTAAAAGTAGTTTGGATAAAGGTGGAAGAAATGGAAAACATTAATTGGACACAGGAGCATATGCTTGAAGTCGTACTGAAAGAACCAGACGATTTTTTAAAGATTCGTGAGACATTATCACGAATAGGTGTAGCTTCTAGAAAAGAACGAAAACTATATCAATCCTGTCATATATTACATAAACAGGGAAAATATTATATTGTGCATTTTAAAGAATTATTTGCACTAGATGGTAAGAATACCAACCTATCAGAAAATGATATTGCAAGACGTAACACAATCGCTAAACTATTGGGTGATTGGGGTCTAGTAGAAATTAAAGGAACTACAGAACCAGCTGCTCCTTTAAGTCAAATCAAAATTATTTCATTTAAAGAAAAAGATGAATGGACGTTAGAAACTAAATATAACATTGGAAAGAAACGAGAGGCCTAATGATAATTAATGCATTGAGAAAAAAATACGAATATGAAATTGCATCTGCAAAAGCAAACATTGCTGCTTACCAGAAAAACCCAACAGGTATTGGAGAACACCCAGATTTAGTTGGTGCAGTAGATACTGAAATGAGAAAGTTAGCTGCAGCTATAGGAAATCTTGAAGCTGTTAGTATTTGTTATCCTAATACTGAAGAAGGAAAGCAGTTGTTAGCAGAAACACAATACAAAATGAATTTATAAAGCCCCTTGACATTTAAACAGAATCGTGATACTATTACATAATGAACTTCTATACAAACATTGTCCAATGGGGCAATTCCCTATTACTTAGAGAAGTAGTGAACGGTGAACGTGTTGTCCGTAAGGTTAGATACTCACCCACACTATATGCTCCTGTTACAACACCAACAGAGTGGAAAACACTTGAAGGTAAATTTGTAACACCAGTAAAACATCAAACAATCAAAGATGCAAAAGAATGGATTGAACAATATAAAAATCAGCCAGGCAATGTTTTTGGTAATAACTTATATCCATATACCTATATTGCTGAGAATTATCCTAAAAGAGTTAATTATGATATTGATCAAATACTAATCTTTACAATTGATATTGAGGTTGAATGTGAAAATGGATTTCCAAATCCTAATGACGCTATTGAACCACTTTTATCTATTACTATTAAAAATCATCAAAGTAAAAAGTTTGTTGTTTGGGGTATAGGTGATTTTCGTAATGATCGTGATGATGTAACTTATGTCAGGTGTGAAAGTGAATTGCATCTAATACAAGAGTTTCTTTCTTTTTGGGAAGTACATCAGCCAGATATTATTACTGGCTGGAATACAGAGTTCTTTGATATTCCATATCTATGTAATCGTATTACTAATATGTGTGGTGAAGATCAAACTAAAAGATTGTCCCCATGGCGTAATGTGTCTGCTCGTGAAGTATTTCAAATGGGTAGAAAACATCAAGTTTGGGACATTCAAGGCATCTCTCATTTAGATTACTTCGATCTCTATCGTAAATTTACATATACAAATCAAGAATCTTATCGTCTTGATCACATTGCATTTGTTGAATTAGGTGAACGTAAAGATGGTAATCCCTATGAGACATTTCGTGATTGGTACACAAAAGACTATCAATCATTTCTCGAATACAACATCATGGATGTGGAACTTGTTGATCGACTAGAAGACAAAATGAAGCTAATTGAACTATGTCTTACAATGGCTTATGATGCAAAGGTAAATTATATGGACGTACTTGGTTCTACTAAGTACTGGGACATTCTTATCTATAACTTTTTGCGTGATAAAAACATAGTAATTCCACAAAAACGAAAGTCTGAAAAACCAGATAAGTTTGAAGGTGCTTATGTGAAAGACCCACAAGTCGGTATGCACAATTGGGTTATGTCATTTGATTTAAATTCTCTATATCCACATTTAATTATGCAATATAATATATCTCCCGAAACGCTTGTCTCTCAGAACAAAGTTAAAGGTATGACGGTAGATAAATTATTAGATAGAAAGGTTAATACTTCAACAATGAAAGGTGTGACACTTACACCAAATGGTGCATTGTTCAAAACCACTCAGAAGGGCTTCTTGCCTGAAATAATGCAAGAAATATATGATGATCGTGTGAAGTACAAAAAACTAACATTACAGGCTAAACAAGAATATGAAAACACAAAAGACCCCAAATTACTCAAAGATATTTCAAAGTATAACAACATTCAAATGGCGAAAAAGATTTCTCTCAACTCTGCGTATGGTGCTCTTGGTAATGTATGGTTTCGTTACTACGATCTTTTGGTTGCTGAAGCAATCACTACATCTGGCCAGTTATCTATTCGTTGGATTGAGAGAAGTCTTAATAAGTATCTCAACAAATTATTGGAAACCGATAATGAGGACTACGTTATTGCATCAGATACAGACTCAGTATATATTACTTTTGACAGATTGGTCAATAAAGTGTTTGGAGAGGGAGCAGAGACTGCAAAAATTGTCAAGTTCATGGACACAATTGCTAAAGATAAAATTGAACCGTTTATTGAGAGCAGTTATCGGGATCTTGCTAAGTATGTAAATGCTTACGAACAGAAGATGCAGATGTCTCGTGAAGCAATCGCTGACAAGGGTATCTGGACTGCAAAGAAACGATATATTCTCAACGTATGGGACAATGAAGGTGTAAAGTATAAAGAGGCACAGCTCAAGATGATGGGTATTGAGAGCGTGAAATCAAGTACTCCTGCTCCTTGTAGAGAAAAGATTAAACAAGGCTTAAAGATTATCATGAATGGTAATGAGAAAGAGATGAATAACTTCATACAAGAATTTCGTGAAGAGTTTATGAGTTTACCACCAGAAGAGATTGCTTATCCAAGAAGTGTATCTGGTATTATTAAATATACAGAAACATCTACATCTAGTTTTGATATTGAATCTGGAAAGTTTCAAAAAGTATTAAAGAATATGTTTAAAACTCGGGCTCCAATTCACTGCAAGGGAGCAATATTATTTAATCATTTAATTGAGAAAAATAAATTAACTAACAAATATCCTTACATACAAGAGGGGGACAAGATAAAATTTGTCCATATGAGAGAACCAAACATATATCAATCTTCAGCTATGTCTTTTATGACACAACTTCCAAAAGAATTTGATATGCATAGTATGGTGGATTATGAAACACAATTTGAGAAGTCTTTCGTAGAACCTCTTAATTTTATATTGACTAAAATTAATTGGATGGTTGATAGAAGTTATGGAACGCAAGGAACACTTGAGGACTTTTTTGGATGATATTGAATAGAGAAGATGCGTTATATGCAGCAAATGTATTTGTAGATTATTTTGCCAGTTTTGGTAGGATAGATGATTATCTACGAAGAGTTAAGTTAGAAAGAATGTCTAACTATCCAACATCTTTGCCTGGCCTAGGGCCTCAAGATGATATGTTTAATGATTTTACAATGCACCCAAATGATATGGAATTTGAGTGTCGTGAAGTAACAAATGAAATATTTATAAACTATCTTGAGATTGTAACATCTCATGCAGTAGAAGTATCTGTGCCAGGCAAATCTATCAAGTGGGTAGTATATGAAAAGAACTCTGGCCAAATTGCTGGTTTTATTCGTTTGGGTTCACCTACTATAAACTCTAAACCACGCAATATGTTTCTAGGCAAACCATTAGATACAATGAGTAAAGAAGTAATGAAACGATTTAATGATTCTACCATTATGGGTTTTATTATTGTTCCAACACAACCATTTGGATTTAATTATCTTGGTGGTAAACTACTAGCAGCTATTTGTTGCTCTCATTTGACAAAAGATACTTTAGACAAAAAGTATGGTGGCCCATTCTGTATGTTTGAGACTACAAGTCTTTATGGTACAACTAAGAGTGTCAGTCAGTATGATGGTATGAAACCATTTTTACGTCACAAAGGTGAAACCGTATCTGACTTTGCTCCACTCATTAATGATAATAACTTTCATAGATTGAATGATTGGTTCAAAGAAAGAAATGGCGAACCATTGATTGATCCTCAAGCTTCTAGTCGTAAGTTGAAGACACAAACTAAAATGATAAGTATTATTAAATCTTCTCTCAAGGGTGTAGATGATTCTGCTTACAATAAATTTGTACAAACATATGTTGATGCAAAAGGATTAACTGAACAGAAACGTGCATATATGTCAGATTATGGTTTTGATAATGTCAAAGAATATATGAACATGGAAACTGATGAATTACGCAAGAAAGATAATTTTGATCGTTATAGCTTTGATGGTGTAATAGATTGGTGGCGTAAGAAGGCTGCTAATCGTTTTGAATCTCTTAAAGCTGATAATAGATTAAGAACTGAATTGGAGACATGGAACATGAACGCTAGTGATATTGATATAATAAGATGATAGAATTAGCAAGACATAGTAAGTATATTAAGGTTAAACCTAAAGAATACAAAGAATGGGCTGCATGGGTATTATATGGTAAACAATATAACTATCCACAAGACTTGCCTATTGTGACAAAGTGGATTCATAATCATCTGGATATAAAATTATGTCCACCAAAGTTCAGAGAAGGTAATCTTGGAAATCCTATGTTTGGACATTGTTATCATAGTACACAAGCTTTGTATTTCTTTTTCAGAGATGCCAATTTAAAAGCTATGTCTGCACCATGTGATATCGCTGGAAGTCATTGGTGGTTAATAGATGATAACAATAACATTATAGATATCACAGAAGATCAGTATTTGTCTGTTGGTAAAAAAGCACCATATGATAAAGGAAAAGAA